ACGACGCCAGAGTTTCGTTGAGCTGCAAGTATGGCGTCGATGATGTCTTGACCGACTGACGCAGGCGACGAAATTAGTCCTGCATTGACGTTGATTGTCGGGTTGAAGTCAAGTCCAAGTCCTGAGATGCCTCCGCCAAAACCGAACGACATATCTCCAGAACCGCCTCCGCCTGTAATTGTTGGCGGGGTGACTGAACTTTTGCCTGGAGTAACGACTTTAGGAACTACTGCGGGAACTTGAATAACATCTGGGTTGAACCCTGCCATCCCATTGCCTCCATCGCCTAAGCCTGTACCGCCGACGCGCGGAATAGAGATGTAGGCAAGGGACTTTATGTCTTTGCCTGGTTTGACAAGGTTGATCCCTTTAATTATGAGGTTTGTTGCCGTGATAAAAGCGTTGGCAATGTTCTCAAAGAAGTACGCAAGATCGTTCACAACTCCTTTCATGCCGTCGCGGAACCATTCAAACTTGTTCCACAAAATAATGAGACCTGCAACGATTGCGGTGAACACTATGAGACCCGAGGCGACTTGGAGGGCGGTGAATGACGTTGTTAGAGCTGCGTTGACGCCGGTAGCGATTTTGGCTGCGACGGTGTAGGTGACGATTGCAGCCGATATGGCACCGATAGCCGCTGCGATTGCTAAGAAGGCTCCTGGGTTGTCCTGCGCCCACTGAGCGAACTTCTGGAGGTAGGGAAGGATTGCCTCAATAGCGGGAAGGAGTGCAGCACCGATTGACTCCTTTGTCTCGTCAAGGGACACTTTAAGTCGAGCAAACTTGCCTGCTGCCGTGTTCGCAGCTGCGGATGCAGCTCCACCGAAAGTCTCAGCCATCTTCTGCATGACTTCATCAAGGGACGCTCCGCCTTTGATCATGTCGCGAAGTTCTGGAGACAATTTTGCCAGCGCAGTGAAGTTTCCGCCGTACGCCCGTTCAAGGGTTTTAGTCACGGTCTCAAGAGACACACCTTTAGCAGCTGCCACATCCATAGCAAGGTTGGCTGCATTTTGTGCTTCGGTAATTGAGCCGGTAGCGCGGACAAGTCCCGCCAATGCCGGACGAAGTTGGTCGTCCGTGACTCCGAGAAGTTTGCCCTGGACAGTGATGAAATCCTCGACGCCTGCGATTTGTGCGTCGGTTGCGTGTGTGGTTCGCTGAAGTTGTTTCGCTAACAGATCCTGCGAACCTGCATCGGCGATTGCTGCCTTGACTGACGCTCCAAGAGCTGCGGTCAGTCCTGCTAGTGCAGCCGTCGCGGGAAGTGCTGCCTTAGTGATAGCAAAGTGAGCCTTCTGACCATTGGTCTCAAGATTTTTGAACTCAGTGATTGCCTTTGAGATTCCCTTGCCGTCGAACTCTGTGATGATTGGGATTGCTAGAGCCATTAGTTCAGTTCCTTCTGTACGCGAGCGACCGCATCCATTGACGCTTTCAGTATCTCACGCTCAATCTCGCGACGCTTGCGAAACACTGCCGGACCGAGGTTGCGTGTGTGGTTCGGCTTAGGAATAGACCCAAGACTGTCGCCAAGACTGTTCTGTGTTTTGCGTCCCGCAGCCTCCCAGATTGCAGCTCCTGCGTTCATCTGAGTGATGTAGATCAGTGACGTTGCCTCACGGCTTGCGTCGACTTTCAATTTGACTCCAGAGATTGCTCGAGCAACCGAGAACGGAAACTTCTTAGATCCGCCTTGCTGCCAGTTGCGAGCCATACCCGACAGATACTCGCGTTGGTATCCGCGCTGCACTTCTTGAATGGCGGGTTGGGCGATGAGGTTTGCATCCTGGACGAACTGTTTCCGCAGACCAGGCTCAACCTTGTTGAGTGAACGAATAGCATCCCTAACGCCGACGACTTGAATAGATGTGTTCGTTGTCATCGTCTACGCCGTGACTCTTTCTGTTGTTCGTTCAACACTTCGACCACTGTGAAGAGATCGTCTGTGTCGAACGGAATGTCTGCGTTCCAGTATCCGGTCGCGACAAGCACTTCTGCTATTGACCGACGGAAACTGCCGGTTCGGTAGGGTTTGGGTTTTCCGTCCCGACAACTTCGATTTCCCGTGTCTTTTTGATGAAGTCATCGAAGGCGAGCGGTGTTGTGATTCCCGCAGCTCGTGAGGATTCGAAAGCAAAGAAGGCGAGGTCTTCAGCGCCGATTCCGTTGGCGAGGCTTGACGCTTGCTTTTTGAACTTGCGTTCCCATGCGACCACGACGAAGAGATTCGTTGTGACTTCATACGGGTCGCCTTCTGTCGGGTGGACTATCAGTTGGATTTTCATTGTTTCCCTTTGTTGTTTTGTTTAGACGATGTCTCTTGCCCAGGTGCCGTTGACGAACGTCACCGAGGCAACCGCAAGGGTTCCAACGGTTGACATGATGACCGGCGCTGCACCGCCTGAGATTGTTGCATTCGTGATCGTGTACTCAGGGTTCGATGATGACTCTGTGGTTCCTGATGGAGAGACAACAATTGTGCATCCGCCAGCTGCGACGATTGCAGCAAGAAGTGTTTCGACTTCGCCTACGCCGTAAGACAGGAACAGATCAAGGTTAACTGACACCGTCTGGAGACCGTTTGTCCCACGATGACCTGTGTCAGCCAGCGAAGTCGAGTCCAAAATGTCGTAGCCGACCATGACTTCACATTTGGAAAGTTGATCGCTGACGTCAATTACTGAACCGCCAGTAGGAGTGATATTGCAAGTTGCACCTGCGAGGAATGTTGATGTTGCCATTGTGGCTCCTTAGTTTCTACGCACCGCTATTGCAACGGTGAGATCGTATGTGGGTATATCTTGCCCGCCGTAGACCGCGTTGCCTGGACGGGCGTCGGTTACTGCGATGGGCGAGTTCATTATTGTGTCGACGGTTGTCATGAGATAATCGCCGGAGTCCTGATTGCCTGGAGGAGCAGCCAAGACTCTGACGGGTATCCGAAAGTCGCCGACATTGTAAGTGAAGGATGTCATGACGGGTAACTCGATCATGACTGACATTGGGCGCGCGTTTCGGGGATCTGTGACGGGTTTGAGACCGAGGGCTGTGAGTTGTGTTTTGATTGCGTTGACGGCGTCGACGAGGATTCCTGTTGCAGCCATTAGGCGACCTGTGGTCTTCCGCAGCCGATTAGTGCCATGATGCGTCCCATTGTTGACGGGATGGGAATTGAAGACATCGAGTCGAATGAGGCAAAGGAGTCTGCTGATCCGCGTTCACGATAAAGCGTTGCTGCGTACATTATTGTCCCGAGTTTGATGTCGGCACCTGGCACTGTGGACTGTGAGTCGGTGTATCCGGCTTCGCGACGCTTGCGGTAGATGTAGTTGTTGGCTGCGTTGACGCAGACGGTGATGAAGGCGGTGTCGTTTGCGGTGGCGACGTCAATGCCGAGCCATGAGGTGACATCCGCAGCTGTAATCCATGAGACCGACGGTGTGAAGGTGACTGTGCCAGTAGCGGGTGAACGAGCAAAGTCTGTCCCTGCGTTGACATAAAGGAACTGGTAAAGACGAATTACATCGGAGTCAAAGAGAAGGTCGCCCTCATCTGAGACCCCGATGAACTCGAAGTCTTGTGTTGAAACAATTGTTGCGGTTCCAGAGAATCCGTGGCTTGCGCCTGCGATTACCACGGAGTCTCCGACCTGTATGCCTGTCTCAACGAAGGTCTGGAGAACGGCGTACCCATCGAGGCGCGTATGAAACGCGAGATCGTAGGTAGCCATTGTTCTGCCAGTCTTCTTTTAGTTGCGGATCAGGTGAGGTTGAAACGGCGGAGACCGCCAGCGATTGTAACGATTGGGCAGAAGTAGCCGTAAATCATTGCTTCAATTTCGCCTGATACCGGAACATTAACTGATAGTTGAAGTTGTGAAGATTCAAAGATTTCAATTGCTGAAGGAACGATGAGGAACGCTGATTCGTCGATGGATGTTGAAACCATGTTCGAAGAAACGTACAACGGAACTCCGAGAACATTGCCGAACAAGGTTGTTGCTTCTGCTGATCCTGCGGAGTTTTGTGGCTGTCCTGCGTTGAACAATGGACGGTTGCTGCCGTCAACTGCGTTCTGCATGAGTGACCATTGGCTGACGCCAGCGGTGTATGCGGAAACCACGTCGCCAGTTGCCAAATATGCAGCTGCTGATTCTGTGGAAACGAACGACTGAATGCCTGCTGCGGATGCTGCGGTTGCTGTTGCCTGTGTTCCGCCTGCGGTGATTGCAGCAATTGTTGCAACTTCGGTGGCTTTACGGTATGAGCGGGTCATGTTGTCAAGCATGATCTGTGCAAACGATGGGTCTGAACGCTCTTGGAGTTCAACTGACCAGCGCTGAAGACCAGCAAGTTTCACAACTGTTCCGTTGACGTAACTGGAGACAATTCCTGTTTCCGATGGCGCTCCACCTTCTGAGGTAGTCGCAACCGTACCATTGGTTGTAATTTTTGGAATGCTGATTGTCATTCCTGCTGCGGGAATGGCACGAGTACCACCGCAAGCGTCAATGACTGGACGCGAACCAATGTTTACCTGAACAACTTCGCGCTGATAAGCAACTGGCGAGAAAGCAGGGTTGGTTGTGAACGAGTCGTCTGCTGCCTGGATGAACTTTGCTTTTGCTTCGTCGGCTGCCGCAACATAGAGACGCGAGTCGCTATTTGGGTTTAGTGCTGCCTGAACGCTGTGATGCAGATAATCGGCATTGGTTTTGATCGGTGAACGGGGGGCTGAGTAGAAAAGGGCTGTTGGCACTGAGGCAGTGGCTTCAACTGTTTCTGGGGTTTGTTCTGACATTGTTTCCTCCTGGAGACTTGTGTCGGGTTGGGGTTCGGTTGCTTCTTCTTCGACCTCTTCTGGGTCGGGTTCTGAAGCAGCGATTTTTTCAATTATTGCGTCGGCAAATGCCGGAGTTGTTACAACGCTGAGTTCTATCAGATCAGCAGATGAAACAACCATGACGCCTTCTTTGTCGTATTTGTATTTCTTGGGAATTGCGCCAACTGAGACTGAGTCGTATGCGGACATTTGAATCAACTCAACAACGTCATCGGCTTGTTTAGACCGTGCAAAAGATGCCGAGAATCCAAGTCCGTTGTCTAATTCAACAAGTTCGGTGACCATACCGATTGGGCGTCCGTCGTGATTTTCAAGAAGTCGCGCGGGCTTGGCATTCAAGTCAAAGGCTCCGCGCTTGAACATGACCTTTGTTCCGGAAGCGTTAGCAACAACATCCCAGGGAACTGCAATGCCAGTGATTGTGCGCGGTGCATCTTC